GTCAATGAACGAAACGATGACACCACTTGCGCAGGAGCTATGCGAGATGGACAACGAAGGCGATCTCTCATGGCACATGTCTCAGCACGAGCGTTTCGCTCTGGCGAAGATTCTCGACTACCTGCGACCAAACCTCGCCATCGAAGTAGGGTCGCTGCACGGCGGGTCGCTGCAGGTCCTCTCGCGCTTCTCCAAGAAGGTGGTATCGATCGATCTCGTGAGCCCCGCGCTTCCGCAGCTTGAGAACGTGACGTTCCTCACGGGTGACAGCGCAAAGCTGCTGCCGAAGGCAATCGCGGAGGCGAGTAAGCCTCTAGGCCTCCTGGGCTTCGTCCTGATCGACGCCGACCACACGTCGAGCGGGGTCGCTCGCGACATCAACGCTGTGCTGAAGATCGTGCCGCGCATCCCGATTGCGATCTTGATGCACGATAGCTTCAACCCCGACTGCCGTCGGGGCATCCTCTCCGTGTCGTGGGCTGACAATCCGCTGGTCAACTTCGTCGATGTGGACTTCGTTCCGGGCCGGCACTACGAGCCGTCCGTGAACGGCTGCAGCATGTGGGGCGGGTTCGCCCTTGCCACGCTCTCCCCGATCCCCCGGGAGGGGCCGCTCGTGGTTCAGCAGTCGCAGAAGTTCGTTTTCGAGTCGGTCAAATTCGCCGCGCAACACCTATGAACGAAACAACGACAGCCCTTGCCCGCACGGATGCGAACCAGCGGCTAAACGGCCTCGCGGAGTTCGCGATTCCGTCCTTCAGCGGTGTGCAGGGCGATGGCAACTACGGCTTCGAGCCGACGATCTCCACGCCCGCGGAGTTCATCACGTCGGCAGACTACTCGACATTCACGCTCAACCGCCCGGCTCTCAACTATGGCTTCAAGTCCTACGGGCTCGTGCGCAGCCTGATCTCGCAGCCGGTGGACGACGCTTTCAAGGGCGGGATCACGATCCACATCCCCGAGCTGGAGGACGAGGACGTGAAGGAACTTCAGGAGCGCATGGAGGACGAGGGGGACCTTGAGGTCGCCAAGTCGGTGTTCAACTGGTGCCGCCTGTTCGGCGGCGCGGGGGTGATCACGGTGACCGACCAAGACCCATCCACGCCGCTCGACATGGAGAAACTCTCCGGCCAGATGCTGCGGTTCCTCTCGGCTGACCGTTGGGAGCTGATCCTCTCGGGCATGACGGTGAACGCCCCGGGTAGCGATGAGGACAACAAGCTGGAGCAGGCCCGCGCGATGTACGGCTACACGTCTAACGGCGAGTTCAACTACTACGGTGTTCCACTTCACGGCTCGCGGATCATCAAGGTGATCGGGCAAGAGGCCCCGAGCCTGATCCGCCCGCGCCTGCAGGGCTGGGGTCTGTCGGTCCTTGAGCAGTGCATGCGTTCGATCCAGACGTACATCAAGTTCCAGAACCTCCTGTTCGCCCTCGTGGACGAGGCCAAGGTGGACATCTACAAGCTGATGGACTTCGCGCAGCAGCTCTCCAGCGACGAGGGCACGGCGCAGACCAAGCTGCGCGTGGGGCTCCAGAATGCGATCAAGAACTACCAGAATGCCATCATCATCGACAAGGAGGACGAGTATGAGCAGAAGCAGATCGCGTTCAGCGGGCTCGCGGACATCATGGTGGAGTTCCGCATCAACCTGTGCGCGGACCTGAAGATCCCGTACAACAAACTTTTCGGCATGTCGTCCACGGGCTTCGCCTCCGGCGAGGATTCGATGGAGAATTACAACTCGATGGTCGAGGTGGAAGTGCGCAGCAAGGCTCGCAAGCTCGTGCGCAAGATCATCGAGCTGCGCTGCTATCAGCTCTGGGGTTACTGCCCTAAGTTTACGTTCGAGTTCCGCCCGCTGAGGGAACTCAGCGGAGTGGAGGAGGAGCAGGTCCGCACGTCCACCCAGAACCGGATCATGCAGCTGCGCACCGCGGACCAGATCACGGGCATGGAGGCGGACACGCTGCTCCACCGCGAGGGGTTGATCCAGATCGACACCGAAGTGGGCCAAGGTCTGCGCGAGCCCGAGCCCGGCGCGGACCAGGCTGCGGCAGCCGCCGAGGCCGGCGCGGCGGTCGGCAAAGGGGGCATGCAGCGCGACCAGAACGGCCACTTCGCCCCGTCGGGCGGCGCCGCACGCAAGGCCGGCCCCAAGAAGCCTGACAAGCAGAACGCCTCCGGACTTCTGCGGCTGCGGAGCATCCTCGAACGCCGAGCGGCATGAAATGCTACTGCATCCAGTGTAAGACGTGGTTTGAGTCTGCGGTGCGGACTCAGGAGTTTTGCTCGACGCCCTGCCGAACGGGGTTCTACAAAGCCGAGCAAGAGCATCGTCGAGCGGTTCGGGATTCAGCGCGGGGCGCTGCGGGCCACATGCTTGGGGCTAGATACGTGGTGGGCGGGCGGCAGGCAATTGATTTTGGATTATCAGACTATCGGAGCCAATGACTTGGTGAATGACTTTGTTAGACAACCCGAAAACAAGATACAGCTATGAAAATGCGCGCAAAGTTTGTCGTTCAGAAGATTGACACCCCGTCGCTGTTAGCCGAAAGGCTCACCCTTTTCGCAGTCACCGACGCTCCGTTCGACGGCGACGGGAACAGTGAGGATAACACATATTCCAAGTGGACGCCGGATGGGACCTTGAAAATCACCATCACGAATCCGGCGTTGGTCGGCACCTTCAAGGAGGGCGAGAAGTACTATCTCGACTTCACTCTGGCGACGGCATGACCGCGCTGCGGCCAATCATCCACAAGGACAGCTACTCGGAGCTGATCGAGGCTCCCGTGCTGGACTACCTTGTCGATGTGATCTACGGGCCGCTCGCGGATTTGCTGGAGGAAGCCGGTGTGCCCGTGACGGTGCAGAACGCCGGCAGCGACCCGATCAGCGCGGCGCTGGGGCAGGGGAAACTTTTCTACTCCAACGGCACGTTCGCCGGGCGGTTCACTCCCGCGGTAGCGCGGGAGCTGCGCCGGCTGGGGGCCAAGTTCAACGTGGGCACCCGGGAGTTCAAGCTCGCGGAGTGGAAGCTGCCTGCTGACGTGAAGCTGGCGGCTACGGCGTCCCAGTCCCGCGCGCAGGGACTTCATCAGAAGGTGATCGCCACGCTGGACGAGATGCTGCGCAACGTGCCCACGGCCCCGACCGGGCTGGACTTCACCAAGGCGACCGAGCGCATCGTGTCGGATCTCAATGGGCAGTTCAACGACAGCGTGAAGGCTGTCGAGGCTATCAGGATAGCCCCCGAGGTCACGCCGGCCATCAGGTCCCAGTTGAACGAGGAGCTGACGAACAACTTGGACCTGTACGTGCGCAAGTTCACCGAGGAGCAGGTCCTCGATCTGCGGCAGAGGGCCGAAGCCAACGTCTTCGCCGGGGGGCGAGCCGACACGCTGGCCAAGATCATCGAGTCGAACTTCGGTGTGTCGAAGCGCAAGGCGGCGTTCCTCGCCGGGCAGGAGACGAGCCTTGCGGTCTCGCACTATCGGCAAGCACGATACGAGGAAATCGGCTGTGAGCGGTACCGTTGGAGCACGTCGCACGACTCGATTGTGAGGGACGACCACAAGGACTTGGACGGACAGATTTTCAGGTGGGACGACCCGCCTGTGACGAACAAACGGACGATGGCGCGGAACAATCCGGGCTGTGATTTTTCTTGCCGTTGTCGTGCAATCCCCCTTATTCCAACGCCAACGGCAACTTTGCTATGATCGGAATCACTTCACGGGATCAGGAAATGGTCCGGCTCAACGACCAGATCAGAACTCTGCGCCGTGAAGTTGCTGCGATTGAGTCCAAGAAGCAGGGTCTCGCGGAGGCCCGTCAGATCCGAATGAACCGCCTTGCACGGCTCGAAGCCCAGCTCGCCTACGGCGTGCCCGCTTCGGTCTGCACCATGACGGCCTGCAGGTAATTCCGCAGTTTCGGGTCGTCACCAACGCCTCCGGGTGGGCGCGGCCCTTCGTGGCGCGGCTCCTTGAGCCTGGGCTGGTCTCGTACCGGGATCAAGGCTGCGGCGAGTCTTTGGTGACCAAAGAGACGCTCGATCGCTGCGTCCACACCTTCGTTGGGCGCCCCGTGGTGCTCAGGACCAATGCCAAGGGCAAGCGGGTGCATCCTCGGAGCAACGCCGAGCTGAACCCGCAGAACATGAAGGAGGACGGCTGCGGTTACATCTCCGAGGTGTACTACAACGCTTCCGACGGCTGGTGGTACGGTAAGGGTGTTGTGGATACGGACGAGGCCGTGGCGGCTCTCCAAGACCCGCAGGGCTGCTCGGTGGGCTACGATGTGCTGCGCAGCGGCACGGGCGGCAAGTGGCACGACATCCCGTACCACGACGAGATTCAGGATTTTTTAGGTATGCACCTCGCGATTGTGGACAACCCGCGATACGAGGCGGCGACGATCAGGCTGAACGCAAAACAACCCAAAAACGAAATGAGCATGTTCAAGTGGTTCAAGAAAGCCGCCCCCGGTGCAACCGTGAGTGCGGACCCCGCGGCGCCCGTGGCCGCTGTCGTAGCCGCTCCGGCGGCTGCGGTGACGACTCCTCCGGTGGAAGTGCAGAACGCCGCGGGCGACCGGATCTCGGGCGAGTCCACTTTCGACATCCCGGGCTCCGAAGGAAAGACCGAGACTGTCACGCTCGCTCAACTGATTGCCGACCGCAAGGAGCTGCAGAACTCCAAGGCTGAAGGTCAGGAAATGGGTGGCGAGGACGAGATCCGCCGCGACGGCAAGACCTACAAGGTCAACGCGCTGATCGAGGCGTTCGACATCTGGTCGAAGGAGAAGACCAACGCCGCCGAGGCCGAGGAGAAGGCCAAGAAGGAGAAGGCCGACAAGGAGGCCGCGGAGAAGCAGAACGCGACCAAGCCCGACCACTTCCAAGTTCTCCTCTCCGCACGGGACAACGCGCCCGTCGTCACCGTCAAACAGGACTTCGACACCCTTGCCGAGCGCCTCGCCCGCGGAACCGCCGAGTTCGGCAGCGTCAAAAAGTAACCCACTCTCGAAACCATAACGTCAGCAATCAACTCTTCCCATGGCTGAGAATAACCAGAATCTGAATCAATTCAATCAGACCGCCCTCGTCGGGCAGCCGGATTGGCTCGCCAATCAAAACATCGTGCCCGTGAAGATCTACGCCAGCTCGTCCGGTGGCGCAGCTCTCGTGGCCGGCAACGCTTTCAAGCTGGTCGATCAAACGGGTGACATGCCCGTGGTCGATATCGTGACCGGAGTGACCGACACCCCCTGGGGCGTTGCGATTCACCGCATGAAGGGCGACACCTTCACCGCAGGCCAGATCATCGAACTCGCGCTCGCGGGGTCCACGATCTTCATGCAGGCCAGCGCCGCGACGACTCGCGGTGGCCGTCTGCAGATCGACCCGACTGGCCCGACCGTTGCGAACCTCACCAGCTTGGGCACGAACGCCTCGCTTGGCATCGGCATCGACAAGTCCGCCGCCGCGAACGCGATGATCCGCGTGTACGTCAGCCCCGCTGACCCGAACCAATCCGCCTACTAACCCGCGACCACTGAATCACTCAATCAACCAAACATGAATACCATTCGGTTCGTTCAAAACGGGCGCGGGGAGCGGGAAGTCGAGGCTGTGAACTCGACCCAGGGCCTCTCGCTGTTCAACGCCTCCGGGGACATCTCCGACCAGTCCACCGGCTTCAAGTACGCCACCGATACGATGGCGCTCATCAAAGCCGAGGTGACCAAGCAGAAGTTCTACACGGTTCCCTTCGCGGACATCATCCCCACGGCCGTGGGCCGGGGCAACTGGTCCGACCAGATCTTCACCAACGTCAGCTTCTCGAACGCCGGCCCCTTCGCGCAGGGCTTCATCGACACGGGCCTCAACACCCGCTTCGCCGGAGTTGACGCGGCCGTCGCGCAAAAGAGCCAGTACGTTCGGACGTGGGCCAAGCAACTCACCTACTCCATCGTCGAAGTCCAGCAGGCCCTCCAGGCCAACAACTGGGACCCGATCATGGCGAAGGCAAACGCGATCAAGGAGAACTACGACCTGGGCATCCAGGCCCTCGCGTTCAACGGAGTCACTGGGGACACGCAGATGACCGGCCTGCTCAACAACGCAGGCGTCACGATCGACAGCACGACCATCTCGAAGAAGATCTCCGCGATGTCTGCCGCCGAGCTGGCGACCTTGGTGCAGGCGCTGATCGCCTCGTACTTCCTTGGTCTCACGCCGTTCACGACCGACGTGGGCGCGAGCCTCACGGCGATGCCCG